GCCGACCATGTCGAGCCCGTGCGCGGTGACTGGAATTCGTTTTGGACCGGAAAACTGCAAAGCCTGTGCCGGTCATGCCACGAATCCGATAAGAAATATCAGGATCATCGGGACTTCCGGCGGGACATCGGCGAAGACGGCTTCCCCATGGACCCCGAGCATCCGGTTTACAGGCAGCGGGTCACATAGGTGTAACCTACTGATGCTATTCGGCTATTCTGCTCAGGTAAGGGTGTACGCCTCTATAGCTTATAATCCTAGTGTAACTCATTGATATGTAAAGACTTATTGCACAACCTGTGCAGGTTGTACTCCCCTATGGAAAGAGAAGAATATACTAGGGCAAAACGCCCTATCAGGGGGAGCCATAAGCGCTTGATATGTCTCTGTTATTTCATTGCGTGAGGGGTGTGTGGCGCAGACGAAATAAGTGAGATAGCTCAAGCACTTGCAGGGGCAGGGCAAGGCCCAACAGGGCAGCCTCTAGGAAGCCCGCTGATGCGCCCAATCTCAGGCACGAGCCAATCAACACGTCAGGCCAAACCAACGCATGGGGGGAGCCCCCAGCGCCAGCCAGATGGCAACGGGGCAGGGGGGGCATCGTTTTTTATACCGCCCGGGTCAAAGTTCCCGCGCGGCGGCGGTCGGCCTTTTCAACCGACTTATTCCCCAAACAGGCCCAAAAATAGAAGGATATTCCACATGCGCAAGAGCCGAAGCGCCCATCAACCGCAGGTTGTAATTCCAGAGGTACCGGGAGAGGTCATTCCCGCCCCCAAGGAATTAAGTCCGGACGAAGCCATTGAATGGGATAAGATTTTTGCGAATTCGCCGCCCGGTTTCTTTCTGCGGGAGACGCATCCGTTGATTGTGCAGTTATGCCGCCACATCTGCCAGTCGCGCTTCATTGGCGAGTGTTTACAGGAGGTTAGGGTCGGGTTGCTGAATCCCCGGGATGCCGAGGAATGCGAGCATCTCGACCGTCTGACGCGGCTGCATGACCGCGAGGGCCGGGCGATACAGGCGATCATGGACAAGCTGCGGATGACCACGCGCGCGAGCACGACGGCGGCGAAGACCGAGGAAGCCCGGGCCAACACGCCGCCGCCGGAGGGCAAGACGTGGAAGCCGGAGGACGACAGCGACCTGCCGCAGCCGTGGCAGATGACGCAGTGAAGCGGCGCGCTACAATGGACCATGCACGAGCTTGGGAAAGTGTGCCCCCGTTGCCGGAAGCTGCACGCGCGGGCGGCCGGGTGCTACTGCCTCGGCTGCCACGCCGCCTACATGCGCGAATGGCGGAAAACGCATCCGCCATCCCTCGAAGCGCGCAAACGCGACAACGTCCGCTCCTACGCGCACACCTACAAGCGCCGGGGCAAGCTGACGCCCGGGCCGTGCGCCAAGTGCGGCGATGCGGCCAGCCAGATGCACCATCCCGACTACGACCAGCCGTTGCTTGTCCTGTGGCTTTGTCGCGCCTGCCATCTCGCGCTGCACGCGGAAGAGCGGCGCAATAATGTTTCGCTCACGTGAAACAATCCAGCAAGTCCCGGGCATGTAAATGGAAACGCCCGGCCTTGAGCCGCGTGCGGCTCGCGCAACCCGACTGCTGACCCGCGCCGAGCGCAACATCGCTTGGTGCGAGCGCTATCTGTATCTGCCGGAAGGCAAATTCGTCGGCCAGCCGCTGCGCATGGCCGAGTTCATGAAGGACGACTTCCGGGCGATCTACGACAACCCGGTCGGCACGCGGCGGGCGATCCTGAGCCGGGGCCGCAAGAATGCGAAGACGGTCGAGTGCGCCGCCATTGTGCTGCTGCATCTGTGCGGCCCGGAATACGTGCCGAATGGTTCGCTGTATTCGGCGGCGCAAAGCCGGGATCAGGCGTCGATCATCTTCGACCGCGCGCGCAAGATGGTGCTGATGAGCCCGGTGCTGCGCCGGGTTGTGCGGGTGCGGGATTCGGCGCGGGAACTGACCTGCCCGGGCACCGGCTGCATCTACAAGGCACTGTCGGCGGAGACGGCGACCGCCTTCGGCCTGTCCCCGGCGCTGACCATCCATGACGAGCTTGGGCAGGTGCGCGGCCCGCGCTTTTCGCTTTACGAGGCGCTGGAGACGGCGACGGCGGCGCAGGAAAATCCGCTGACCGTGGTGATCTCGACGCAAGCGCCGACCGACGCCGACCTGCTATCGCTGTTGATCGACGACGCCAAATCCGGGGCCGACCCGCGCGTGGTGCTGCGGCTTGATGCCGCCGACATGGATGACGACCCTTTCAGCCTGAAGGCGATCAAGGCGGCCAACCCGGCGCTGGAAATCTTCATGAACAGGGGCGAGGTGCTGGCGATGGCCGAGGACGCGCGCCGCCTGCCCGCGCGCGAGGCCGAATTCCGCAATCTCGTGTTGAACCAGCGCGTCGAGGCGAGCAACCCGTTCGTCACGCCGTCGATCTGGAAAAACTGCGGTGGCACGGTGCAGCCGTTCAACGGCGCGGTGCCGCTCTATGCCGGGCTCGATCTGTCGTCGGTCGCCGATCTGACGGCGCTGGTGCTGATCGGCCAGCCGGACCAGAAGAACTGGCACGTGCAGCCGACATTCTGGCTGCCGAGCGACGGCTTGGCGGAGAAGAGCCGGGCGGATCGCGTGCCCTATGATTTGTGGGCGCAGCAGGGTCATCTGCAACTGACGCCGGGCACCTCGGTGAGCTACGAATTCGTCGCCAAGTTTTTGCGCGACCAGTTCAACAAATACAACATCAAGAAGCTCGCCTTCGACCGCTGGAACATGCAGCACCTGAAGCCGTGGCTGGAGAAAGCGGGCTTCTCGGTCAACATGATCGAGGACAGGTTCGTCGAATTCGGGCAGGGCACGCAATCGATGTCGCCCGCATTGCGGTCGCTGGAGGAACTGCTGCGCGACCGCAAGATCAGGCACGGCAATCATCCGGTGCTGTCGATGTGCGCGGCCTGCGCTGTTGTTGATGGCAAGGACGACGCCAGCCGCCGCCTGTCGAAGAACAAATCCTCCGGCCGCATCGACGGCATGGTGGCGCTGGCGATGGCGGTCGGCGTGGCCCAGCAGATGCGCCCGGTGGACATCACGACGTTGATCTCGTGATGGAAAAGTCGCCCACACTGGCTGCGGAATTGCTGCGGAAGGGTGCGGAGCTTGTGCTGCTGCAGAAGCAGCTAAACGTGAAGATCGACGAGGTCGAGCGCTTGATGCGGAAACTGGAACAGGTGCTGGCGGACGAGCGCCGTGACATCGGGTCCGGAGGATGACATGCTCAGCGATCTGACAAGGTGGCAGAAGATCATTTTCGTCGGCGCGATGTTCGTGTTGCTCGTGCTGGTGATCTTCGCGCTGGGAACGGACTACTGGTGACCGTGATTGAAATTCTCGCGCAAATCAAAGCCCCGCATTTCAGCGCGGGCGTCGTGCTGCGCGACGGCGTGGTGATCGAGGCCGCCGACATCATCAAATACATGCGGCGCTGGCCGCGCGCGCGGGTGCGCGACTACTGCGCGCAAAAGGGCTGGACGATCAGCATCGTTTCCGAATCAACAATAGCGCTGGGATGAGCATGGGACTGGGATGAGCATGGGACTGTTCAGCGATTTCACGCCGATGCAGAAGATCATCATCATCGCCGCAATAACGATGATGTTGGTCGTGATATTGTTGAAGCTGGAGCCGCCGCTATGACGACGCGATCCGGTAGGCCGCCTGCAGCAGCGCATAATCGGAATAGATGACGCGGGTCTGCAGCTTGCCGCTGCCATGGCCGCGCGCGATGTCGTTGCAGGCGATGTGCAATAGCTCGGAAGCGTCCTTGGCCCGGGCGACGTGGCGGCGATGGAAGGCATAGGGCCGCATGTCAACCCACGTGATTTCGCCCGCCAGCGCCTTGGCGCGCTCGGCCGCCTTCAGCGCCTTGAGCTTGAGATCGGCTTCCGCCGCCTGCACCAGATTCTGCGGCAGAAGCTGCACCAGCTTGGTGCCATGGTGATGCAGGATGCGCGACGCGGTCATTTCGCCCTAATGTCGTTGCGGTCAAGCACGGTCGCTGATACTGAAATATCACCGGCAATCGATCAAGCATTGCTGGCAACAACGGGAGCACGAGCATGGCAAAAACCACCGGCCCTACCACGATTTTGGCGGTCATCACGCCGCTAAGCAGTTCCGCCTCATTCCCGAAACCGCAGCCGCCCGGTGGTGGCACCCCGCCGTCAGGCGGATATCCGGATCACACATTGCCCGGCGATATCCCGAGGCCCGAGCATCCGATCTATTACCCGCTGCCGCCGGGCGTGCCGGTCGATCCCGAATATGGTATTCCCGAGGATGGTCCGCATCCGGATCAGGGGCTTCCGGGCGAGCAGCCATCCCCGGAGCACCCCATCGTGTTGCCGCCGGATGAAGGCAGCGGCTGGCTGCCGGTTTATATCTGGGGACCGTCTGACCCGCGTCCGACGCCGCCGATTGCATTGCCGCCCCCGGGCGAGATGCCGGAAGGCCCCATCGAGTGGAAGGCGGGATGGACCGCCGCGACCGGCTGGATTGTGGTCGGCGTGCCGAGCGTGCCAGCGCCGACACCGTCGAAGCGGCGCTGAAGCAGACAAAGGCCCAGCGCCGCACTGGCGCTGGGCCAGCTAACAGTCGTTGACGGTGACGCTGACCAGCGGCAGGAAATAGGCGAAGTCCGGCCGGAAATGCTCGGTCACCGGCAGCTTGCCGAAGCCGGTCACCAGTTCGCGCCTGCAACCCTCGCAGACAAAGAGATCGGCCTGCCAGATTTTATACGGCTGCCACAGCAGCGGCGCGACAGCGCCCGGCGGCGCGGGGCTCCTGCGCGGCATCTGCTCCAGCACGAAGATGCCGGTGCGCGCGGGCCTGAAGAAGCGGTGGCAGCTAGGACAGATTGGCTTCGGCATCTAGCTCAGCACCGGCACGTGCCGCGCCTCGTAAGCCGCAATCTGCGTTTGCAAATCCGTGCGGTTGGCGATCAGCGTGTCGATGAACGCCGTCATCGTCGCGACGCGCTCGCTCAATTCGAGGCATTGCGCTTTCGAGATCGGGCCGCCCGTGGTGCGATACGGATCGTTGAAAAGGGTGGGCCGGAACGACGCAGCACAATGTCCCGGCCCGATGCCGACCAGAATGCGCGGCTGGCCATCCTCGAATGACAGCCAGCAATTCAGGTCGTCATCATTCAAAAATTCCTGCAGGAACTGATCGACGGTTTCCGTCATGCGCTCGGAGATCAGGGAGATCGCGGTGGTTTCCAGCGCCTTGACGAAATGAATGCGAAACGCGATTTCCAGCGTTTCCAGAAGCTGATCGCGCAACTGATCGCGCAATTCCCTGTTGAATGTTCCCGACATGACGCGGCCAAGGTGGCCTATCCCCCGCGCGGCTGCAAGCGCAACCGACGTTAATCCACATTGTCATCCACAGCAAACGCGGAGGCAAAAATGCTGCAAGTCCTCAACGGGCCGGTCATTGCGGCGGGCGAATCGGTATCGGACGGCATCGACTGCACGGCTGGCCCGCTGGTGCGGATCACCTTCCCGGCGCAATGGGGCGGCGGCAATCTCACCTTCCTGATCAGCAGCGACGGTAACGGCTATAACGACATCTACGACGCCAAGGGCGAGCCGGTGACGGCGGTCGTGCGCCCGGGCGGCGCGGTCCGCGTGCCGCTGGAATGGTCGAGCATGCTGGGCTGGCTGAAATTCCGCGCGGGCACACCGAGCCATCCGGTGGTGCAGGAAGCGCGCCGCGAGTTCTCGGTGGCGCTGGAAGTCGCCGAGCCGCCAGCCCTGCGCCGCTGATGCGCCCGGAGGAAACCACGCTCAGCCCGGGGCAGCGCTACCGCATCGCCAAGGCGCGGTCGCTGCGCCTGCTGTCGCGCGGGACGTGGAATGAAGCCGAGCATCCGCGCGATCCCGCTGGCATCTCGACCGGCGGTCAGTTCACGGGCGGCGGCGCAACCGGCGAAAGCGAGAAGCCGAAGGACAAGCCGAAGAAGAAGGCGACCAAGGACGATTTCAAAAAGGCCAAGATCGTCATCAGCGGCAGCAACGAAGACGCCTTCGTGGCCAACTGGAACGAGAAGATCGGCGAAGACCCGGCGGCGTTCAAGCAGGAATTCATGGGCGGGCTCGACGGCACCATGACGCTGAGCGGCGTCGGCGATTCAATCGACATCCACGGCACCATCCAGCAGGACGGCGAGCAGGCGGGCAGCTTCACCCGTAACATCGGGCTCAACAGCAAGTCGGCCTATAGCGCGTATTTCGCGCTCAGTCGCGGCAAGACAAAGGCCGACATCGGCAAGAAACTGCTGGCGGGCAACATCGAAACCTATCAGCGCCTCGGCATCGAGAAAGTCAGCGTCACCGCCAACATCGACGTGGGCGGCTATGCATGGGCCAAATACGGCTACGTGCCGACGCAGTCGGCATGGAATTCGCTGCGCAGCACGCTGGAAACAAGGCTGACCGGCGGCGCACGCAGCAGCCGCGAGCGCGGCGGCAACACCGTCGAAGCCGATGACTGGGACATGCTCGGCAGCGACCGGCAGGATGCGGTGCGCGACGAATGGATGCGCGTCAGCCGCGACGAATTCATCCAGAGCGAAACCGATAACTGGCGCGAGAGCGGGCAGGCGCTGCAGCAGGCCAAGGTCACGCTCACCGAGGAATTCGACACCCGGCAGCGCGATGCGCAGGGCAAGGATGACCGCACCGGCAAGACGCACACCGAAGGCGAGATCGGTATCGAATGGGTTGAGGAAGCCATCGCCGAGGTGCGCGAAGCGCGCGCGGAAGCGGGCAAGCCGGAAATTCCCTACACCGACTATCAACTGTTCCGCGCGCTGCAGGTCGAGGAATACGAATCGAAATACGACGACGGCAAAGCCGATCCGGAGATCAGCTTCGACGACGACATGCTGCGCGAGCCCGCTGGCCATGAAGCCGCCGCCGGGCAGATGACCTTGCCCGGGATCGAGCCGGAAGATTTATCGCAGCGCCTGAGCGAAGACATGCGCGATGAATTGACGGCGCGGCTGGAACGCAAGTTCAACGACAAGGCCGAAAGCGACGAGCAGGACATCGAGCCGCCGGATTATCTGGCCGAAAGCGCCGATGAATACATGCAGCAATACTGGGAGGAGTTGACCGACAGCGACCGGCTGCGCATTGCCCGCGACAACGACATGGCCGACATCGAGGTCGAGCCCGATGAAGAGGAAGAGCCGGAAGAACTGGAACTGGAAGCGCCGGAAAAAGACCCGCTGCTTGACGCATTGCGCAACAGCAGCCCGAAGTCCATCTGGAAGGTCGCCGACCATCCGCGCGGCAAGGAATTGCTGCTCGGCACCAATTGGTCCGGCGTGCTCAATCTGAAGGACGCGGAATCAATGGCGCGCTTCAAAGCCTATGTCGGGAAAAAGAAGCATGGCTAAGAACAATCCCGCCGAGGAATTTTTCTATCTCGACAAGGACGGCAACAAGCAGGACAGCGAATTGCACGGGCCGATCCTGCGCGCGGTGGATTTCCCAATCGACGAAAAGATCATGGGGCCGATCCGCGAGCGCAACCGCGCCAAATATCTGGCCGAACAGGAAGCCCGGCGGCAGGACGCCCGGCGCAGCAAAGCATGGCAGCGCGCCAAGCGCCGGGCCTACCGGCTGATCCGCGACTACCGTGTCAGCGAAGCCTACCGGCTCCTGCGCGAAAGCTGGAACGAAGCCGACCATCCACGCGACGAAGAGGGCAAGTTCACCGAGGCTGGCGGCGGCGCGGAAGCGGGCGGAAAATCCGAGGCCACGGCAGCGTCGCTGCTGCAGGTCGAGGACGTTACGGTCGATGATCTCTATGCGAAATTTCCCGATTCGCGCGCGCAGGTCGCGGCCGCGCGCAGCAAGCTGAAGGAAAGCGTGCCGACCGACAGCCCGGTCGAAGCAGGCGGCCATAAATTGCCGAACGGCCACTGGGCTCCGGATCGCATCCCGGTGCATCGGCAGATCGCGCAGAAGCTGATGCCGCCGGAACAGGTCGCGGCGGCAACGCCACAGCCGGGCGAGCAGCCGACGCTCTACATCCTCGGCGG